GCCTGTGGCGTGTGCGTGCTTCTCGGGAAAGTGTGGGAAAATGAAGCCGGGGCTGGTTAGGCTTGCAGCGCTGCGCAGGTGCTACGCCCAGCCCAGCCGTCTACTTGCAGCCCCTCGCGCCGCTGGAACTGCCGCACCGCCTCTGTCGTCTTGGGGCCGTACGCGCCGTCAGCTCCGCCAGGCACGTCTATGCCCTTCGCCATAAGTGCGCGCTGTATCGCTTCAACGTGTGGGCCAATGTCGCCAGGCCGTGCTGTTTGCAGCTGCACCGGCGCCGGGGCCGGTGTCGTGCTTGATCCAGTTACCGCAGCCGGTACGTTGTCGCCGGGGAAGTACCGCAGGTGCCACGCCTCGAAGTTTGGGTTGGACTGGTCTGCCACTTCCCACGAAAAGCCGAAGCGCACCGCGTTCTGTACCAGCCAGGGCAGCCGGTTGCCGCTGCCAATGTCGGCAACGTCGATAGCCAAGCCCCAGCCGTGGTTGCTCGTGCCTGGTGTCGCGCTTGGTGCTTTACCTGGGCGCAGGTAGTACGTGCGGCTGTTCCACTTGCGGGTGACGCGTGCACCGTTTGGTGTCGCTTGGTACCGCTCTTGGAATAGCTGCACCTGCTGCTCGTAGCTGCGCATGGCACCAACGTGCCGCAGTTCTACACCCTCGAGTGCTGCTGCTTCGCGCATGGCGTTCCAGGCACGTGCAGCCAGGTGGTGCAGCTGTCCGCTGGGTTTGATGGGTGCCAGAAGCTTCTGGGGCAGTTTGCCGTTGCTAATGCCGCGCAAGTCTGCGGGAAGCTTTACAGGGTGAACCGGGTAGCGCATGCTTGCACCAGTGCTTACAGCAGGGCCTGCTGTGCGCTCTCTGCTCCCTTTACGCGCCGGTCAAAGTGCGCCAGGTACTTCTCTGCCGCTTCACAACCTACCCAGCGCACGCCTTCCATGATAGCAGCCACCGCTGTTGTGCCGCTGCCCACGAACGGGTCCAACACCGTCTCACCTGGGCGCACGCTGGTGGCAATGATGTGCCGCAGCAGGGGCACCGGCTTCTGGCAGGGGTGTCGTCCCTCCCATTCACGATCACCGGCGAAGCGCCACACGGTGCCGCTGGGCCGCTCTGCTCGATCTGGTCCAAGGTCAAAGTACCGGCGCCGCGCCTCCCACTGTACGCGCAGCCGGTCATACTCTGCACGTACGTCTGCGTACGTACGTGGCAACGCCGTGCCAAACAACTTCACCAGGCTGTTGTAGTTGTCTTCACTTGGAAGCACCCACTGGCTTGCGCTGAACCAGTGGCCTGCCATACCTGCAAAGCCCAGCGCTTTGTTGACCTGGGCTGTTGTGTAACCTGCTGCGTCTCTTGCTTGCACCAGGTACGTGCGCAGCGGTTCGTACACTTCCGCAGCTGCGTCGTGGTCTTTGTTCTTATACTGCCTGGACGTGTCGCAGCCTGGCGTGCTGTCGTGCACCGGTTCTGCAAAGATGAGCCGTTCTGTCTCGCCGCTGTGAAACGTGCGCAGCGCTTCGCGGCTGCTACGCTTGTGGAAGCCGTCAGGCTTCTGCCATACTACTTCGTTGAGCACGTGGAAGCGCTTGCCTATCTCCACCTGGACGTACGCCGACAGCTGTGGTGAAGCGAACACGTACAAGCTACCGGTGGGTTTCAGCAGCCGGTGGCATTCTGCCAGGACTTCGCCCAGCCAGGTGATAAACGTAGCGCGGTCCTCCCACTGACGGTCCCAGGCTTCACCGGCCACGCGAAAGTACGGGGGGTCAGTTACCACCGCGTCAAAGCTACCGGTGGGAAGCTCTGCCAAACGTTGCAAACAGTCGCCCACCAGCAGCGTACCGGTTTCGTAGCTCCTGGTGTCGCCCATAGCAGAACCAGTCCCCGGCGCTGTGTACGCGAATGCACGCCACGGGCAACTGCGCACCGTCGATGTTATGGAAGAAGAAGTAAAGGAAGCCAAGCGCCGCATGATGGCGGCACGCCAGGCTGCTGACGAAGCCGCAGCTTTGTACCGGGCGACAGTACGCGAAGCGGTAAACGGGTGGCAAGCCGGTGGGCTGTCGATACGCAAGTGCGCCGAACGCCTGGGCGTCAGTGAGGGGGCGTTGCGCGATCTACTCCGCGCCCCAGGTACAGCACGACGTACTGCACGCCGGTCCACGCGCAGGGGCACAGCGTCCAAATGAGTGCGGGAAAAGATAAACGAACAACGACGGCAAGCGCGGCAACAGCGTCGCCTGCACGTCATGCAGCAGCTGACGGGACGAACCGCCCCAAGGTGCGCGTGCTGTCCAGAGGAGCGCTTCTGGGCCTTGACAATAGACCACGTGCACGGGGGCGGCAACGTTGAGCGCCGTGAAACCGGTAGCCGCTCCACGTTTGAAAACGTGTGGCAACAGTACAAAGCCACCGGTGTGTGGCCGCGTGATAAGTACCAAGTTCTATGCGCAACGTGCAACCACGGGCGTCGCATGAACGGGGGCGTTTGTCCGCACAGTTATGAACATGAGTAACCAACAGAAAGCCGCCCTCAAGTCCTACGCCAAGGTGTTCGCTGCTGTCGTGCTTGGTCAGTTGCTTGCTGACGGTGCCGACGTGTTCGCCGTGTCGTGGTCTGACCTTCGTACCTGGATCGCCGCTGGCGTTGCCGCTGTCGTGCCGCTGGTCGTCACCGCGCTTGATCCAACCGACTCACGCTGGGGCCGGGGCGCCTAACTTTCGTCGTCTACGACGTCAATGCGCAGCGCTCGCTGCTCTTTCTCGAAGTCATACAACGCGTCGATAGCGTCGCCGTCTGTTGCGTACTGTTCTACAAGGGCAGCGAAGCCTGGGAAGCGGACGGTGGTACCGGCTGGAATGAACTGGGTGCGGGGCGTTTTCATACCCTGCTACCGTACACGCTGGTGGCACGTAATGCAAGGGTTACTGCGCTTCTCTTGTCCCAGCTGCACGCTGGCCCTTGGCCACCGTTTTGCCGTACCCTCGCGGACCTACCCAGTTGCGCAGATAGTCAGCCGGGAACTTCACCGCAGGCAGCGCCGGGGCGTGTGCGCACTTCGTGCACAGCATGCCGCCTGGCACTTCTGGAACGCGCAGCACGTGCGTAAGCGTCTGCGTCTCGCAGAACGGGCAGGTGCGCAGCCACACGCGGCGCCCTTCTTTGCCACGTGCATGCCACACTTCGCTGCGGCGCAGGACCGGGTCATGTTGCACGCAGTGGTCTGGTTTGTCGCTGCCTTTGCCTACCACCAGTTCAATACCCAAGCCGCGCACCGCACCGCCTTCTGCTAGATCGGGTGCAATGGTTTCCAGCAACGTCTGCCAGTCCATGCCTTTGCGCCCAGCGGTGCGTACTGCCTGCACAGCGCTGCGTGCCATGGTCGCGTCGTCTGCACACCAGGACAAGCCCCACTTGCTTTCTACGTCCACGTACGTCTTTACAATGTGGGCCGCGTACTCCTTGGTGACGCCGGTTGGCGCCTGGAACTTCGTGCCGTTCGCGTCTGCGTCAATGGCTGCCCACAATACGCGGCGCACGTCTGCCACCGGGCAGTCCACAATGGCGGTGCGCAACTGCTTGGCGGGGAACAAGCCGGTGGCTTGCAGTTCTTCCGCAATGCGGCGCCGCGCAATGCCTTCCGTAACGTTGGCGTCAGCTGCAACTTCTTGCAAGCTCTTGCCGTCGCGCATGAAGCCGGTTAGCAAAACGTCCCGGCGAAGTTCACCGGCTACACGTACGCGGTTCTGTGCGCGGAACGTGATAGGTCCCAACTCAATGGGGCCTTCGTCAGTGGTGCCAAGCAGAACGTACACGCTACCGTCTACGTACAAGCCGTCAGTGCTCACAGCGAAGCGCAAGCCGCGCAGCATGATACGAAGCGCAACGTTTAGCTTGGCCGGTGCCTGGTACTCACACTCACGCAGCAGCGCCATGGCTGCGGCAAGATCGTCCAACACCGCCGCCGCTTCTTTCGTTAGCGGTGTGCTGGTCTGCACAGCGCCGTGTGCGTCCGCCACTTCTTTCTCTGCTGTGCGCAGGTCATGGTCTGCCGCTTGCTTCACGCCCAGGGCAGCCAGGTAACCAGCGCGGTTGGCGTCGTTGTCGTCAGCGTCCAGCAGCTGCTGCGCTGCTTCAAAGCGGAAGCCTGCTTGCCGTACCGCCTTCTCTGCTACTGCCAGTTTCTCCTTGGCGCGCTGTACCGCTTCCTGGGCCGCTGCGGTGCCGTCTACGCCTGGGCGGGCGTTGGGGCGGCGCACCTGGGTGCCGTGTTTGTCGATAGCTTCCACGATCGCTGTTGCCATGTTGCGGTGTAGTTCTGCGGGGTCAATGGTGGCCACCGTTTCGCTGTTCTTGTAGTTCCAGCCAGCACGACGTCCGTGCCGCACAGCAGCCGCCAACGTGCGCCGGGCAAGTTTGTAGTTGATACCGTAGCGCGCGGTGAGCTGCCAGGCGTAGGTTTCGTCTTCCCACTCTGACAGGCCAGCCAGGGGGCGCCGGTCCGTGTTGCTTGCCTGGCGTCCCTGTGGCGTGCGGTTGCGCACCATGGCACGCGGGTCGCGCTTCTGGCGGCATTTCGCCATGGTCTTCTTGTCTACCCAAACGCCGCCGGGCAAGATCGCGTTACCGTCTTCGTCCAGTTCGTCATGATGGAACGACAGCTCACGGGTTACGAAGGTCTGCCCACCTATGCGCTTGTAGCTGTCGGTGTCGTCCATGCGCAACTGGTCATGTTCTACCGCCACGCGGCTGGTGTAGGTGTACGTGCCGGTTTCGAAAAGGTCCAACTGCGCCCACAGGCTGCGCACCGCATTCTCTGGGTGTTCCATGTCCATAATCGTGGCTTTGGGGTTGCCCAGGCGTTGGCGCAACGTGGGGCTGCCCCAGCCATGGACTTCTGCCAACTTCTTCGCAATGTCCAGGTCACTCATGTTGGTGGCGCCCCAGGTAAGCAGGTCGCGCACGACGGGTACCATGGCCTTGTCAGGCACCGGGGTGCGGTCCACTCTACGCGCCCCTGGTGCAGTCTTGCGGAACGTGTAGCCCATACCAGGCAGCGCTTCCCAGCTCTTGGGGTAATGCCCACGTGCCAGGGTGCCAAGCACACCGCGCGTCAAACGTTCCACGGTGTAGTCGCGGTCATTCACGCTTTCATCGATCCAGCGCACCATTTCCTTCTCTGCTTCCGCCGGTGCTTTGGTGAAGTCAATGGGGCGGCGCGAATACGGGAACACTGCGGTGCCAACGTCGCGCAGCGCGTGCATAAGTTCCTGCCCATGCGGGCGGCTGCGCATAAGTCGGGTAACTGGCCCCGTGTACAAGTTGCGGACACGGTGCGCTTTGATGATGTTTGTAAGGTGCTTCGTAAAGTCGTTGGTGTCGTCCAGGTTCGTCTTCGTTGCACTGAACAACGACAGCAAGAACGCGGTACCTTCCACCACCAGCAAGTACCCAACGACGCTGCGCCCAGCACCACCGTACAACGTCATGGCGTTGTATTGCGCGCGCAGTTCCTCGCCTGCTGTTGTACGTGCCAACAACTTCGCGCCGTGGCCCAGCACAATGTCCACGCCGGGAATGGTGCCACGGTACGGCTGCAAGCCCAACTGCATAAGTTCGTCCATTTCTGCGTGTGCGCCTTTATCGCTTTCGCGGAACGTGAACAGGTACTCATACAAGTCACCGCTGGTGCCCACCTGGGCGTCCAGCAGCTGCTGGCGTGCCATGGCTTCGCGCTGTGAGGTTGTGATACGACCACGCTTGGGGGTGGTTCGCTTGCTGGTCTGGGGGGTGGTGGTGTCTTTCATGCCCTACCACAGTACGTGCAGAATGCCGCGCGGCAATAGTCGTAAGTCCCAGACGGGGCATTTGGTCTCAAACTTACTGCGCGTGTGAAGTGCGTGCGGTTTCCTTCACAAAGCCCTGTAAATACGCGGTTTCAGTTCCGGGGCTTTTTGCTCGGAATGTCAGCCACGAATACGGTGCCCTGTTCCCGGTCCAAGATCGCCCAGAAGCCAGCCTGCTGCAAAGTGATGAGTGCGCTAACGGGGTCGTAGCTGTTTACTGCCACCATGTCGCGGGTTAGTTGCTTTATCGCCGGTGCCGGGCCAATGGCACGCCGCACGTTTGCCAGCAGTTCGCTCTTCATTTCTCGCCCCTGGTGAAACGAATGGGGCGCCCCGGTGTCTTGCCTTCTGCTACTCTCTCCTTGCGCAGGTTTGCGTTTCGTTCGCGTCGCTTTGCTTCCTTGCTCTTGCCGCTGCGGTCCCTGGTGAGTGGCGGCAAACCAGCAGCTGCACGTTCAGCAGCACGCCGCTCTCTTGCTGCTGCGTTCACCGCGTCGCGCTTCTCTTTGTCAGCGTAGTACCTGAGTGTGTGTACCGTGTCCGCTATCTCTGTGCCTTCACACACGCGGCAAAGGTCTGCCATGCCGTCGTCTGTTAGGTTAGTGGGCCGCCAGTGGGCCGCCGTGCTCGCCTTGTGCTGTTTGCAGCACGGGCACGTCCTGGTGCCGTCTTGGTTGTTGATTGGCTGTTCCACCACGATGTTGATACCGGCCAGGGCATAGTACGCCGCCAAGCGCTCCACGTTGATACCTTCCAGCTCTGCCACTTCCCTGTCTACCCAAATGTTGGGCGTTGTTCTTGCGTTGTTTGATCCCATGCCAGTGGACGGTGCACCGGGGCGCAGCCAGGACACACGCCCCACCAGGGGCGCCAGGAGCCTCTCTACGGGCCGCTGCGGGCCGCCTGGGGTGTTGGGTGCCCTGGGGCCTTTACAGGGCTTCCAGAAGCTCCTGGGACAGGCTCACGGGCTTGGTACACCGGCGCACTGCCGTCAGGCGCTCCAAGGTCCAGCCAAGGGCTTCGCAGGTCTCTCTATCGCCTGGTGCGTGCTCCTGGCACGCAACGCTGCGCTGGTAGCGTTCCAGCACCAGCCGGTCCTTCTCTAACCTTACCGCCCAGGGCTGCTCTTTTCGCAGGCCGTCCAAGATGGCGCCGCGAATGCGTGGCACCGCGTACGTACTGAACGCCAGGCCGCGCTCTGGTTCGAATAACTCTGCCGCACGCCGCAGGCCCATGTACCCATACCCTACCATGTCGTCTGCTTCACGGTCATGGTTCTGCGCCATGTTGTTAGCTACGTGATACACCAGGCGCACGTTCGCGTCAGCCAGCTGCTTCGCTGCCTCGCCGCCTTGCACGTTCTTGCGTCGCTTTCTCACAGCAAGCCGTCCAGGGGGTGGCGCAGCGCAGGGTGGCGTAGCTTACTGAGCGCGCTTGTCTCAATGCGCCGCATAGCCTCGGCACTAACACCATACCGGCGCCCCAACTTGCTCAACGTTTCACGTTCCACGCCTTCAAAGCCGAACCTGGACAACACCACGGCACGCTCCACGTCGTCCAGTTCGTCCAAGGCCTTCGCCAGAAGCGCAGCACGTTCGTCGTGCAGCAGCTGCTCGTCCGGGGCTGGCATGCTTTCGTCCGCTATTAGCTCTTCGTACGTTGTTGGTTGTGTTGGGTCTGTCTGTGGTCGATCTTCGCGCAGCGGTTCGTCCAGCGAAGCGCCCACCGTTGGCAACTGCTCAAACGTGCGTGTGTCCCCAGCGATAGCAGCGCGCTCTGCCTGGCTGAACTTTCGCCCAGCCACCGCTTCCAGCTCTGCAATACGAATAGCTACCAGGGCAGCCTCATTAGCAACCGCTTCTGGTACCTTGATCGTGCGTTGCGCGTCCACCGCCTTCGTTAGCGCTGTGGTAATGTACCGGCGCGCGTAGCCGAAGATACTGCCCCGGTCAGGCTGCCAACGTTCCACCGCCTGGGTGAGTGCCAACGCACCGGTGGCGAAAATGTCCTCGGTGGTTAGTCGTTTTTCGTAGCCCTTACCAATGTGCAACACCAGGCGCAGGTGCCGCTCTACCAGTTCTTCCTTGATGGCTTGTTTGCGCTTCTTGTCTGCTGTCTTCCACTCGGCAGCCAGCTGCTTCTCCCGCTCTTCTGTCAATGGTTCAAAGCGTGGCTCACCAAGTCGCAGGTGTAGTGGTTTCGTGCTCAATATGGATCACCGCCGCGCTCTCCTTTCACGTCGTCTGCATGCACCAGGCCCAGGTCTGCCTTGTACAGCTTCACAAGCGCCAAGGTCTCCTCACGTCCCACCTTCTGCGTTGCTACCCAGCCGTTGGTTTGCAAAAACTCAAACGCTTTTGTGATCGTCTCACCGCGCCAGCCTTTGCCGCCATTCTCACGTCTGCGCTTGTTCAGTGCTTCGCGCAGGTCTGTCTTTGCAGTCGGCTGCCCATAGTCTTGCAGCACCTTGCACAGCTGTTCAGCTGCTATCAAGTCCCAGCGCTTTTCAGCAGCCTGCTCTGCTGCTGTCTCTGGTGACAATAGCTCCAACTTGGTGCACTCCACGACGTTCGTGGGTTGTGGCGTGCTCACCAACGTACCGGCCAAACGTTTACCGCTACGTGAAGATACTTGCACCCTACCAGGGCGGTCCTTCACCAGCCAAAGGTCCACCTCTCCACGTGTCCAAGCACTGCCTGCTTGCCGTACTTCTGCCATGAGTGCGGTACCGCTCACAGCTGCAAGTTTCGCACCGCTACCACGTGGTGAACGTCCCGCGTAGCTACCGGCTGCCGCCTGGTTGTTCTTTACAGTGTGGTCTACGCACAGCACACCGGCACCGGCATGCACCAAGGGCCACACGTTGCCAGCAAGCCACAGCGACACGTCCCGCGCTTTATCTTCTTCTAGTGGTGGGGTGTGGCTGCCCATAGCTGCCGCTACGCCGTCCAGGACAACGAAGGGCACACTTTGGCCGCGCACTACGCGCAAGATTTGCGCACGGTCAGCCGTTGATAAGCCGCCGGTGGCTGGCCGATAGTAAAACAACCGAGGCTGCGTGTCGCTACCTTTGAACCAGGCGCGCACCGTGTCCAGGCTATGGCCGCGCCCCAGGGCAATGCTGCACACGCGTTCTGTGCAACTGGTTCCGTCTGCTTCTTCAAAGTCCAGGTAAACAACCGGCTGCCCTTCTTCCATGAGCTGCACGCAGCAAAGCTTGGCCAACCAGCTCTTCATGCTCTCGGGCGGCGCTGCCAGCCACGAAAGCCTACCCTGGTACAAAAGCGCAGCGCCGTCGTTCCGTTTCAGCAACGTTGGTTCAAGCTTGCGGTGTGTGCCTGACACGATCGCGTCCAACACGCTCCCAAGGTCTGCCCAGCCTTCGCGGTTAGTCTCGCCAATACCTGCAAGTTTGTCCAAGTCTTCAATAGGGTCGCCGCCCTCTGCCAACGTGCGCGCAACACGTGCAGCAGCCGCTGCCTGATCGCGCTTGCGGGCAAGGTCCACCAGAACGGTAGCAGCTTCTACAACCTCTGCCGTGCTTTTTTTGCCTTTGCTCTCCAAGTACGTAATAGCGCGGTCACCGCCAACTGCTTCCAGCTCACCGGCTGCGCGCAAGTCTTCAACCAGGGCAACGCTTCCTTGCTTGCCTGCCATCGTGATACGGCACAGCGCTGAATACACGACACCGGCACGCGGGTCTGCAAAGTCCCCGGCGCCAAGTTTTTCCACGATCGCGTCCAGCGCGTCAGCGTTGCGAATGCAGCTACCAAGTACCAACTGCTCCGCTGCTGTGTTTGTTAGGTGCTTCATACCTTCTCCTGTGGCCAAATGTCCACCTGGGCTGTTGCAGAAGGAACTGCAAACACCGGGTCTTCCACCACTACCCACTCTGCTGCGTCGTCCGGTACCAAGCCTTCGCGCACCAGCGCGTCCACTACCGTCTTTACAACGGTGCCGGTGTAGTTGTGTGGGTCTCTGCGTCCGCGCTTGCTGAATGGAATGGTGACCTGAATGTGTACCGGCTGCTGTGGACCAGTCCAGCCGCTGTTGCGGAACTCTGCCGTTACTGACACAGCCCACGGCTCCAAACGACGACGACGCGCAGCCCAGTGCATGCGGTTGCTTTCGTTGATACTCAACGGGTGCGCAGGCACAGGGAACGTTAGCACTATCATGCGCACTCACCTGCCAGGGCTGCTACCCAGGTTTCTACGCCGTACGCCTCAATGGGGTGCATGCCCAGGCGCACCGCCCAGGTGTCCGCCTGGTCTACGGTAAGCCCTTCCGCAAGCTTGCGCTGCATGCGGTTGTACGGGCAGCCAACGACGCGCAGAAACTCACGCACCGGCAACTTGGAAGCTTCCAGCAACGGCTCAACTGGCAGTGCTTTCATATGCGGCGCCTCCCTTGTCTTTTGCTGCTTGCAGTTTTGTAATCAGGTCTGCTGCCTGTTCTTGTGTCAGCTCTTTGCTGCTTGCAACGCCGTACAGCGTGCCCAGGCGCTTGCGGTACGCGTCGTCGTCTATGCCAAGTTCGCGGCGCAAGATGGCAATACGCGTCACCTGGTTGCGTGCAGCTGGCTTCGTCTCTGCTGCTTCTTCAACGTCGTACACCACTGCGTCCATAAGTCGCGCCGGTGCAGGCAGTTCGTCCTGCACGTCTACAACGTCGAACCGGTGCGCGTCCACAATCGCGCCTTCTTCGTCTACCGCCGCGCCAAGTTCTTCCGGTGTGTAGATCACACCAAACAACGCCTCAGGGCACGCCAGGCGCGCCACTTCTGTAATGGCACGTGCGGACAACATGGCAGCCGGGTATTGCTGCCACGGTCCACGCCCACCAAGGCCTGCTTTGCGTGCGCGGTCCATCGTCCACTCAACGCGAAACGTGTACTCAGGGTCGTCTGCTCGAATGATAGTAGCCACCGCTTTTGTGTCGGTGCTCTCTACGCGCAACTTGTGGCCTGCACGTCGAACCAGGCCGCCGATGAGCTGCGCGCTTGCAGTTGGCTTACCGTTGATGACAGCAATGCCGGTCACTGCTGTCATCGGGTGTACGCCAAGCGCCTGGGCATACTGCACTGCCCACAGCAAGTTGGCCGGGTTTTTGCGGTATTGCTCTGGCAGCAAGTTGGAAGCTGCCAGCTCTTTCGCCAGGTGTACCTGGTCGGTTATTGTCGCTGGTGTGTTCATGCACACCAACGGTGTGGAGTGTCAGTTTCTGCGCATTTGCTGTAACCAGTCAGCCAGGCCGGTGTCAAACTCGGCCATAGCCTCCTGCGCCCATGCTCGCCACCGGCGCGCTTCTACACGACTACACCTGGTTATTCTGCGAATGTCGCGCAGGCTTGCACCGTCCATAACCGCAAGCAGCACGCGGTCCCGGTGCGTGTCTTGCCAGTGCGCAACCAAGCCAAGCAGTTCGTTCAGTGCCTGCCACTCTGTTTCTTCAAGTCCTATTTGGTCAGCCAGCTCTTGCGGGTGCTGCCCTTGTAGCACCATCGTCAGAAACGCGCGCAGCTTCTCAACGCCCATTTCCCCGCCCCACAAGCCGGTGCCACTCAACGCTGCACAGAACGGCATGGCTGGCACTTCCAAATACCCAGCTATGCGTGCAATAGTCAAAGGGTCAGCCTGGTACGGGTTGAGCGCAGCACCCAGGGCACGAAGCGCGAAACGTGCACGTTCCACTGCGTCGAAAGCGTCCAGGCTGGTGGCACGTACTTCGCGCAACACACGCACAACGTTAGCGGTACCTACTTCACCCAGCAGTGGGCTGGGATCTTCCAAGAAGAAGTCCAGGCCGTCGTTCATGCTTCCACCGCCTTCACGTACGCAGTACGTTCTGCTGGTCCAAGTCCTCCACGAATACCCAAGCGCAGCGTGCTCCCTTCCTCAAAGGACAGGCAGTCGTCCAGGCACTGCGCACGCACCGGGCACAGCAAGCACAGGGTTACAGCCCTTCGTCCTTCTATCGTAGCACGCCCTGCAAAGAACGGGGCTACGCCCTTACCCTTGCACGCTGCGCGGTCTCGCCAGGTCATGCTGACAGCAGTGCAACGTTCTGTGGACGTTAGGCCAGGCCTTCCTCTTCTTCTGTTATCTGATGGTAAGCCAGGTGGCGCTCTAATGCGCTGCGCAGTTCTGCCACGTCCCCGGCCATGTGATCGACGGTTTCTATGAGTGTGCGCTGGCCTTCTGTGCGGTGGTTTACTGCCCTGTTTACGTCAGCCAGGGGCTTGCTCAAACGCTTGGCTTGCCACAGCGCTGCAATAGCTGCAAGTGTCGGTGGTACTGCGGCAATGATCGCCACCCAGATGGTTTCAGGCATACGCGTACCAGTGCCCTGGGCATTCGCGAAGCCACGCACTACACGGTAAACGCTTCACCGTACGCCGGTCCTGTTGCCTTTACGCCAGATGGCGCACCGCCCAACGTTCCAAGCGCCGCCAGGTTCGTGTGGAAGTAAAACGTGCTGGTGACGTTGTCTCTGTGCACAACGGTAGTGCGCGCAAAGCCCTCGGTGGCGCCAGATGATGAACCTAACAAGCCAACGTACTCGGTGTCGTCTGTGCGTGTTGTCGTTGTTCCGTCCGTGCGCCAGTACGCCGGTACACAGCTGCCGGTGCGCGTCCCGCCGGTCACTTTGTCTTCACGTACCGCGCCGAACAACACAACAGTGGTACCAGCCAGGCACAAGCCACCAGCCAGCAACAGCTCTCCGTCTGCTGCGTTGCCGGTGCTACTAGTTAGCTGGGTGTAAGTGGTTACTGCTAACGTTGTCGGGTCTATCTTGGCGAAGCCTGCGGTGGTTGGTGTACCGGTGCGCACGAAGTAATAGCACCAACCGTCTGTGTCAATGTCGCTGTATGCGTGCGCCCTGTTGCCGTCTCTGATAGCAACAGTGCCAGCACTACCGGTGGAACTGTATGGCAACGTGGCCGGTGCCGTGGCGCTGGTGAATGTCAGCGAAGCAGCTGCCACGTTAGTGTTAGCAACGTACAAAAGCGCCCCGGCTGTGTTGATACGGAAGAACAGTTTGCCGTTTTTGGCGCGCCCAAACACCTGGGTGCCTGCGGTTACGTTTGCTGGGTTGTCGATGGACGACAGCGTGCCGCTGCTGTCCAGGCTTACCACTTTCCAACGCGTTGGGTTTGCAGCGCCTGACACTTTACCTACCCACCAGGCGCGGCTGTCTGATACGCCCAGGAACACCGCGCTTTGAATGTCGTGGGTGCTCCATACTCCGGTGCTACTGTTGTAGCTTTCTACGCAGTTGCCGGTAGTGCCATCGTAGGTGACGAATAGCCTGGTGCCCACTACGCCAATGTTGGTCGTTACGTTTGTTGCACCAACTGCTGCCGTGCGGTTCACTGCCGTGCTGCTACCGGTTTCTACGTCATAGAACACAATGGTGGGCTGCGCCAACGTGCCACCACGTTCCAAGAATACAACGACGCGCCCAGCATACCCAAGTACACCGCTACCATACCAGGCCACCGCGCACGCCGGGTAGTTCGCCGGTGTGACTGCCGAACCTATGCTAACGTTATCGCTAAATGCGTAGTTGAACGGGTCCGGTAGCTGGTCGCCGTCAAACGGGAAGCCGCTAACTGCCTGCGGGTTGTTGAGCACTGTTGGCGTGTAGCTTCCTACGCGATCGTAAACCGCTACTGCAACCTTGTCAGTAATGCCAACGACGTCCGTAAGCGTTATCAAGTCGCCGGGTGCGACAGAAAAGCCGGTAGCGTTGTCAAAGTTGTACGTTGTGCCGTCAATGTCCACGGTACCGGTTTCTGTGTTGTCGTTGTACGTCAGCACTTCGCCGTTCACCAGTTCAACGCCGCCGCCACCGCCACCGCCCAGGCCGCTAATGCCGCCGCTGGTTGCCACTGCGCTCTCACCGCTTGCTGTGGCGCTCTCGATACGCGACAGCGCGCGCTGCAAGCGGCGCGTAAGGTCTGCGCGTACCGTGCCCAGCTCTGGCACAAACGACACGCTGCCGTCTTCGTTCAGATCGATACTGATACCGCGCACGCGGTACGTTGTCCTGGTACCGTCCACACCAGCCAGGTACAACAAGTCGCCCAGCTCAAAGTCCAGGTAAGGTAGCGGGCCAAGATCGTCCAACTGTATGGTGATACCGTCAGCCGGTGCTGCTGACGTGGTTAGCAGTTTACTGGTGGACAACGTTACGAAGGTGGTGTCGGTGGTATTAGCAAGCGCCAGGTATGCCTCACGCCGTCCATACGTGGCTTGGCTGCCTGCGTCCTCTTCTGTCGTGAACGTAGTGCCGTCTTGTCCTGTTGCTACCAGCAACGTGTTGCGCACCGGGCCAGCTACCTGCTTTGTGACCTGGCCAACGCTCTGACCAACACGTAGCACCAACGGGTTGCCGCCGGTGGTGCGGTCTGTGCCGCGCTCGTTCACGTAATAGAGCAGCAGGTTAGGGTCCAGCCAACAGTCCACTGCAAGCTCTTGGTGCTCTGCTGCCAACTGCAACAACGTGGTGCCCACCTGAACGTCCATGGTAATGGTTTCTACAAACGGGTCACCGTTGCTGTCGTTAGCGTTATTGAAGCCGTAGGTTAGTCCAGTGAGCGCTCCACGCGTTTGTGCCTCGTCCAGCAGTGTCTTCATAATCTCACCAGCTGTTGCAGCGGTAAACGTGCGCACGTTGCTGGCGCCGCTGTTGTACACAATCGCGTCTTCCAACAAAGCACGCACGCCTCGGCCAGATACTGCCAGAATGCGCGTCACGCTGTCGGTGCTGCGGCTAACTTCCTCCACCTGGATACGTTCAACCACACCGGCGAACACGTACGAAGCGCTGGTTGGTCCGAACGAAAACTTAACAATGTGGCCTACTTCGATCGTCTCCCCGTCTTCTACCGGTATGCGAAACTCAAAGCTGCCAGCGTCTTCCAGTTCGTCCAGCCACCGGGCCGAGAGAATGTTGGGCAGCAGTCCGACACCTGTAAGCGTGGCGCCGTCTCTGTCGAAGAGTGATACTGCTACGAAGTTCACAGGTACACGCCCCGGTACTGAATGCCGAACGCGGCGTCGACGTTGAGCCCCGGTGCTGTTATTTGCAGTTCGTTGTCACCGGGAAGCAGCGGCAGCCAGATGGGTGTACCGGTTACTACAATACTCCCACCGGCTGGTGCGCCGTCGTTCGTAGCAGTGTAAGCACCGCAGTCTATGAACACGTTGCCGTCCACGTTTGCGTCTAGTGATAGGGCAACACCGCCATACGTCAGGTTCTCAATGACTAAGCTTGTGCCCAGGCTACCACCGCCCAGGGCCGTGAACGTGCGCGGGCCGTACACTTCCGCAGTTGGTCCTGGGAAGGTGAGCAGCACCACGTAGTCCGGTCCCACGTTGCGGTCTGTACCGGGTGGTGTACCAACTGCATAAGCGAACTCAAACGGTCCGTAGCCTGTCCAGCTGCCGCTGGTCTTGGGGCCGTACAACGCTGGCACCAAGTCGTCAATGTACCAGTCACCGTCACTTCCGTCCCCGGCGTCTGGCGGTCCGTCTCCGTTGAGCACAGCACCAGCGTCCGGGCCGGGCCACACTGCTTCCGTTGTCCAGGCCAGCTCAGCGTCTTGTACTTCACCGTTTCCTTGGTCTAACGTAAACGTGAACGTGCTAATGGTGCTACTTACCGGTGTGTAAAAGCGCCCATAGCCACCGCCGCGCAATGCTCCGCCTGGTAGCACCATACGCACAACAACGCGCGCAGCGTGTGGGCCGATAGCAGCCACGTCAATGTTAGGGCTAACGTGTACCTGGGCGGTGCGCTGCACGTAGTCGCCGTACCAGGTGAGTGTGCGTGTACCTGCTAACGTTGTACCGCGCGGTGTTAGCAGCCCTTTCAGTTCGTCCAGGTTATTGACCAGGCCTTCGCGTGGATCGCTCCACGCGTTCCCGTCGCTGTCCAGGTAGCCGTTCACCACGATAGGAATAGAAACTTCGCGCGCGTCTAACGTGCGCCTGCGCGCAACAGTGCCAGCGCGTCCCGGCACAACGATGTCACCGCCGCGTGTACCTGGACCGTTGAGCAACGTGCTAATGTCTTCCGTTGTCCAGGCTGCCGTTGTGAGCGGTGTGCCGTCAATATCCAAGTACTCTGTTGCTGTTGCTGTTGCCATGGTTCTATCCTCGCAGGTAGCTGGCGCGGCGCAGCGCACCAGGCAAGCTTGTGCTTGTCGGTTCTGCCACCGGGTTTACTACCGTAATGTTGTACGTGTCTCCGCCGCCGCCCATAGACAGCTGGTTGTTGGGTATGATGGTGCCGCTGGTGCGCGGCACGAAAACTTCTGGCCCACGCTCGCCAACAATGTAAGTGCCACCGGCTGACACCGGGCCACCGTCTGCTCTGAACGGGTTGATGGCGTCCAGGAAGCCACCGCCCAAGCCCTTGATGCCGCTTGCTATCGTGCTCGGCAGGTTTCTCACGCTGTCGACCAGGCGTGTGATGAAGCCAGCCACGCGCTCCACAATGGACTGCACGAAGCCAAACGCCAACTCAGCGCCGCGCTTGATACCGTCCCACACAGCGGTGAATACGGTAAGCACCAGCTTGATACGCTGGATTTGCAAATCGATAGCCACGCGAATGATGGTGCTTATGATGTTGAACGCAGCGCGCACCACGTTAGCGATAGCGCCGAATGTGGCGTTGAACGCGTTGCGCACGCCGTTCACGATCGCCACAATGCCGTTGCCCAGGGCAGAAAAGAAGCTAACTACCGGGCCGATGATGGCCGCCGCGCCGTCCTTGATACCCTGCCACAGCTTTGCAAAGAACTCCTTGATGGGCTCCCAGTTGCGGACGATGAGCACGATGGCGGCAATAGCAGCAGCTGCTGCAATAGCCCAGGGGTTAGCGGTGAGCAGCAACGACAGCGCCTTCACTGCTTTGCTTATCTGCAACACGACACCCACCACCTTCGCACCCACCAGCAACACCGGGCCAATAGCAGCAGCCAGGCCACCAACAACCACAATAACCTTCTGCGTCTCGGGCGACAGGCTGCGGAAGCCTGCCGCAAGCTTCTCAACCACAGGCAGCACCGCCTCCACTGCGTCAGTGATGGCTGGTATCAATGTCTCTGCAATAGGCAGCAGCGCAAGCCCCAGGCTCTTCTTCAACTGCGCCAACTTCTCGGGGAAGTCTGCGGTGGTCTCTGCCAGGCCGCTAATAGTCTCCTGGCCGGTTACTACTTCTGCCAGCACCTGGTCAATGTTGAACTGGCCGCGTCTGATAGCGTCCAGCGCGTCCAGGAATGTCCTGGCACCAAACAGTTCTTTGGCAGCAGCCTGTGCAGCTGCGTCGTCCCCGGCTGCCAGGAAGCCTTCTATTTGCTTCACGCTGTCGCGGAAGAACTGGCTGGCGCTCTTGCCCTCTTTCGCTGCGGTGACGATGTTCTTACGCAAGCCGCCCAGCACCGTCTCCGTGTTGACGCCTGCTTTCTCGAACTGGCCAAGCAGCGCCGCCGTCTGGTCCAGGTTGAAGCCAAGCTCAGCAAACGCCGCGCTTTGTGTAACCAGCAGGTTCGTTAGGCTGTTGAAGTTCGTGCCGGTCGCCTGCGAAGCGCGGAACAACTTGTCAAACGTTGCGGTGGCTTCGTCTGCCGGTACGCCGAACGCGGACAGCACACGCGTGAGCGTGTCCAGGTTAGCCGCTTCTCCTGTTATCTGTTCCAGGTCTAGCAACTGTTTAGCCAAGTCTTGCAAGGGCTGGCCGGTCAGCCCCAGGCGTGCGTTGAGATCGGCAATAACTTCGCCTGTGCGCTCAAAGCTCCCGGTGCTTGTCTTTGCAACGGTCTCGAAGTCCTTGTTCAGTTGCTCCAACGTTGCGCCGGTCTCGCCGGTCTTGATCCTGATAGTGTCCAGCGCGCCGTCAATGTCCATACCGGCAGCAACTGCTGCGGTGCCTATCGCCAAGATGGGCGCAGTGACTCCCTTCGTCAGTGTCTTGCCAGCCTTCTCAAATGCAGCCGAGAGCTTCTTGCCAGCCTCCTGGCCAGCCTTCTCCGCTGCCGGGCCAATGCCCTTCGCCAGGTCGCTGCCAAGCTTCTCGGCAAAGCCGTCCACCAGTTTGGGGCCAATGGCAATGTTAGCAACCGCTACTTCAATACCAAGCGCCACTACTTACCACCTCCCTGCGGGTTTACTCTTACGCCCATACGTAGCATCTCCTTGTAAGTAGTGCCGCGCGGACGTTGCGGTGTTTCCCGGTCTCCTGGGCGTGGAATGTGCAGCGGGTCAGGTAGCCGCGCGCCTGGCTTACTGTGCGCTTGCAGGTACAAGCGGCGCAGGCTGTCCAGCAGTTCCGCGTTCAGTGCAAGCAGTTCTTGGTCTGTTGACCAGCTGTTGCCCATGCTGCGCCATAGCGCTGCGTCTGGTGGTAGCCACTGCACCAGCGACAAAATGCGCCGCGCCGGTGTGTTGCGCACGTACAGCTCTTCGCCCAGGTCTTTCTGGTAGTATCTGGCAAAGTCTGCCTCAAGTGCTGGGTAGTGCTGGCGGACAATGGCCGCCAGCCCTGTCATTTTCCCTGGTCGATGTTGTACAGGTCTCCAATACCTTCCAGCAGTGTGCGCATGTCTTCCACTGTTGGGCGAAGTTTCGCAAAGGAGTCCCACTGCTTACCAAGCAACGCCTTGATAGCTTCTACTGCGGAAGCAGCGGTGCCCAGGCTTGCAGCTTCTGCAACTGCCCAGGGAAGTTCAGCGGGCAGTTTCCAGTCCTTTCCGCCAAAGCGGACAGTAGGCGCGCTGCCTTGGGCTGCCTCACGTGCTGCCCTGGCCGCGTCTAGATCAACGACGCGGCTGGTACTCACGACGGGTTGAGCGCCTGGTCGTCAGTGAACAAGTACCACGTTAGGCCGTTGTCTTCCAAAACGTTGAACGTAATGGGAAGGTCAGCGGCAGCGGTGCGCGTGATGTTCGTTTCCACTGCGTCAGTTGCAACGCCACGCGGAATAACCAGGCGGTACACTTTGTTGGCACCGTCTTGCCAGTCGATGACCATAGCGCGCTCATACAAGCCGTCACCGGCTGCGGGCGGGTCGTACTGGAAGTGGGTGCCCTGGTCGGTAACTTCGCCGCCGCCGAAAGCAAACACGACGTTAGCAGCGGACCATTCGCGCAGCGTAAACGCCACACTTGTGTTGCGCGCAGTTACAAGCCTGCGAACGGCTGACAGGCTTTGAAAAGCGTTCACGTCTGCGGTGGAAGTCTCCACTGACAGGGTGAGGCCGTCTTCACTGATGTAGCCCAGGTCAACGAACGCAGCGTTAAGCGCGCCGTCCTCGGTGGTGGGAAGGGTGGTGCCTACGGGCGCAATGTACACGCTGCCGTTGCTGCCCACCACAATGTTGTCTGCGTTTGCCATGCTGGTGTTTGTCTCCTACGGGGTTGGGTGTGGGTGTATGTGAACCTGTACGCTGCCAAGATACCTGGGCAGTTCTGTGTCCTGGTCAGGTGCCCACAACAGGCCACTGTCCAGGTCGCAGCTGGTCACTACTCCTTCCTGTACCTGTGCCGCCGTGAGTCCTGTTTCCAACTCTGCCAAAGCCACAGTAATAGCCTGGAACGCGGTGGCCTTGTCGTCTGCCCAGGCTTCAATGGTTAGCCGGGGCGCATACAGGTGACGCTGCACTGCGATAGTTCCACCTGACAAACTGACGCGCAGCCGGGGCAGCGCAGCGTTGCGCGGCAGCTCTGTGCTTACGCGGTTCTCTGCGCCAAGCGCTTCCGTGACTGCTTCGTTGTTCAGCAGGTAGCCAACCACTGCCGCTTCTACGTCTGGGATCATGTCGCACCGCCCTTCTTCTTGCGTACCGGTTTCTTGCCGTTGCGCCGTCCCGCGCGAATAGCTGCGGACAGCTTGCTAATGTTCTGCTGGTTAGTGGTGTCGTAAATGACCTCAACTTCCAGGCCCAGGCGTTGCGCAACGTTCTGCGCTGCTGCCAGCATAATGCGGCGCGGACCTTTCGCAGCGGTTCCGTACTCGATCATGGCAGCCTTGAAGTCAGTGTTGACTACCACGCCCAGCTCACCGTCGTACGGCTTCGCGCTGGTGTCTCCGTTTAGCTGCACGTCCAAGAACCGGTTGGTTCCTTTGATGCCTTGTTGGAAGCGTAGCGCTTTGCCGCTCTTGCTTCCTTTGGAACTTGGTGCGTAGGCAAGTGCGCGCACACGTTTAGCGTTGCCGGTGCCTGCTTGGAAGCTGCGCGCATAGTACCCTTCGTCACGCGCCTGCGCGTTGGCAAGCCGTTCCGCTTCGTCTTTGATGTCGTCTGCGACACGCTGCACCAGCTGCTGGAACTGCTTGCTGCGGCTAATAGCTGCCCACAGGCGGTCAGCGTCTACGTTAACTTCGTCTTTGTTGCTCACAGCTGCACCCACCTGAGGCTGACTTCGTAGTGGTGTAAGCCGGTGGCGTCGTGCCGGGGTAGCGGCTGGCCAACAACTTCCCACGTCTCTTCGTCTACGGTGATACGGTCAAATGGCGACAGGTCTGCGCTTGGATCGAAGAATGCGACAGCGGTGCGCGTGACGGTGTCTCGTTCGTCTGTGTCTTCCGCGCTACCTTGCTCTTGCAAGCGGCACGGCACGTCTTCGTCCACCACGTCAAGCGTGGTGACTTCGTTGCCATACGCGTCAAACGTTGCGGACGTTTCGCGCTCGATAGTGGCGAACTGGTGCAGCAGCCTGGTGAACACGTTAGCGTCCCCTGAACTGGTCCAGCAACAACGTCTCGTTGGTTTGCAGCCCCATGCCGGTGCCGGTGTAGGTGACGCTGTACGCGCCAATGGTCTCTTGCTTCACTGCGGTGGGCGCTTCGTACAAACGTGCGGCAAGCGTAGCGGTTACAGCCACGATCACAGCGGGCACCGTTGCATAGCCGTGCGTGTACGTTGCGACAATGCTGCGCAGGTTCACCGGCCAGTTGGCACCAATGCGCCGCAGGTAGCCGTTTGCGCTCCACTCGTAGTCAGTTGCAGCCAGGGCTTCGCCGTCCACTTCAACGCTGGCCACAGCTGTAACTGGCACCTGTGGCAGCAGCAAGTTGTTGGTACCGCTGCCGTCGAGTGTTAGTTCGTCGTCCTCTACCTGCTCAATGTACTGGCCGGTGTAGGCGCGGACGATCTCGGTAGCAGCGTCCAAAGCAGCCAAAGCTGTTGCGTCTTCTGGGTCTACTTCTCTACCCAGCACGTTAGCCAGGTCGTCAGTCGTTGCGAATGCCACTGGTTTCTTCTTCCTCCACGTCTTCCACGGTTTCTACAAGCACGCGCTTCGTGCGCTTCTTGGTTGCAGCCGGTGCTGCCTTCTTCGTCTGCTGCGGTTCATAGGGCTTGTAGCCTTTTGCAGCTGCAAGCCGTGCGTTCATGCGCACGTGCACACCTGGGCGTACTTCAACAACTACCATGCTCATGTGCGTACCAGTGCCGCAAAGCGTTAGGGCCGGGGCTTGCGCCCCGGCCCAGTTCGCTTGTTGCTGTACGGTGGTTAGTCCGTGATGGTTGCGACGCAGAACGCGCCAGGGCTGACGATACCGAACGCAGCGCGGACGCTGGCGACGATAGCCACAAGGCCCTTCACCGCGTAGTCCGAATGCTGCGGGTACACGCTGACGGTGAGCGGTGAACGCTCCCACAAGACAGCCTGGCGGAAGTCGCCAACGATGGCGGAACCGGCAGGAACCTGCGCGTCAGTGACCATAGGCAAGCCCCAGATGGTGCGAACGCTGGACGGAAGCGCAGGGCCGCCGAACAGGTAGTCCGAACCAACAGAACCAGCAAGCAGGTCGATGGCTTCCGCGTCAGCCGGGTTGAGAAGCACGCCGGTAGGAATGCGGTTCCCGGTGTGGCGCACTTTCGTGATGGCCTTACGAATGGTGGTAACCACGTCGGTGTCCCACGCCTGTGACTGCACGCCGCTGACGTTGAGGATACCTTCCATGTTTTCGCCGGTGCCGTCTCCGTTGATGATTTGGTTAGTGACTCCTTCCAAGATGGCGAAGCGCAGGAAGCTGTCGGCAAGCGACTGCAACTGCGACGCGTCAGAAAGGGCACGAACAGAAGCAGGCAAGAACGCGCGCACGTCTTTCACGTTTGCGGTTTGCTTTGCGAACTTCATGGTTGCTTCGCTGGCTGCTTCGTCCTCGGCGCCTGGTGCCACGTCGTGGTCAGAACCAGAAGCTTCGTCAAAGCGCATAACGCGGGCGTACTCCACGACGTCCGAACCGGTGCGCCCCATGGTGATGAGGGACAACGCGTTCAGTTCGCGGGCGTAGCTGGTGTCAACTGCTGGCCAGAAGTCGTTAACGACAAGCGCACCGGCAGATGACTCGGACGAACCAAGTAGGGTCGCCTTCAAACCACCAACGGTAACCGTTGGGGATGTCTGCAACGCCTTCGCGTCCGGGGTGCCGTGCGCGTTAGCGTTGGCAAGCCAGGTCTTGAACGACGGGTCAGCAAGAAGCTTCTCGCCGGTCGTACGTGCAGCCGGGGCAGCCTCTGCGGGCTTGGCGGCGGCAAGATCGGAACCAAGCGCGTCCACAGCGGAACGCAGGTCAGCGTCTGCCTTGAGTGCCTTTGCACCGGCCAGCGCCTGCTCCACAGTCTCGCGCTCTTCGTTGGTGAGGGGGCGGCCCTCTTCCGCAGCCTTGGCTGCAATGTTCTTCGCCTGGTTAATCAGGTCTTTCATGTGTGTTGTCCTCCTGGACTGGTTAGGGGTCTACTCGGCTGTTTCCAGTTCGAGCAGTAGTTGAGCTGTCGCCGCGTCCATGCCGGTGTTAGCCGGTGACTCTGCTTGCTCGTCCTTGACCTCTGGTTCCTCGGACTTCGCGTTGTCGTCTGCGGTTAGTGTTCCCAGTACTTCGTCCAGAAGTCCGACAGCCTCACGAATGCGGCCCTCGTTCTTCGTGGACAGTACTCGGCCACTCTTCACAGCAGTGCCGACGTGCGCGGACGTTTCAACGCGCGGGGCGTGTTTTGGCTCCACAGCTACAAGCTCTGAAAAGCGGTGGGCGGTAAAGTTGTCTGTTGGCAGCCATTCGCCGCCTTCTTCGTCGTACTCACGTACCAAAGCAAGCGGGTCTTCTGCGGTGGCTTCCAGGCTCAACGGGTCGCCCTCCACGCCAAACTCTCCTTCTGTCATGATGTATTCAACGCGCCCATAGCCGCCAGCCCACTGCACAAAGCTGCCCTCGGCAAGATCGCCAGGCTCTGCTTTTGCGGTGTGTGTACCGGTAGCACGGTCGTAGCTGCGCACGCCAATAAGCCGCGTGGCGCTATTAGCCCCCTTCAAGCAAGGGCCTGCTTCCAAGATGTGCAAGCGCACCAGTTCGTTGACGCCGTCTTTACCGGGGCGCTGCTCCTTCACGTCATAGGCGAAGCTGAACTCGGTGACTACACCTTCCGCCAAAAGCCTGCGCACTTGCTGCGCCTGGGCTGTTGGGAAGAACGTAGCCTTGACCACCAGGCCGTCCTGCGTTTCGCGTGCCTCGGTAACTTTGCCAATGTACGCGTCTGGGTTGTCCCACTGGTGACTCCACACCCAGGGAATGCTTTTGCCGCTCTCGGCATACAGCGCCAGGCTCTCCGCAAAAGCACCAGGCAACACACGGTCGCCTACCAGGTCTTTGTTATTGAACACTGACACAAGCGCTTCTACTTCGCCGTTGGCGTCGTTCGCGCTCTTCATGCTCCAAGTTGCTGCCACCACGTGGCGCTTGATGTTCATACGCTGACCAGTGCCGGGCTGGGCCTTGGCTTCCACCGCGCCGGTGTACACTACTTCGTCAGCGCCATGCGGTTCGTACTTTCTCCACCAACGCTCAACTGCGCGCCGGTGCTCTTCCGCAGCCGCTGCTCTACTTTCGTCTTTCTCGATACGTGCAGCCGCTTCGTCTTGTGAGCACAGCACAACGACGACGCGCGAAGCGCCAACTTCGTCCGCCAGGGCTTTACGTTCAGCCACACCAGGCGCACCGGCGATCACCCAAGCGCGCACGTCTTGCTCTGCGGCAGCTTCGCCCAGGGCAGTGTACAGCGCGGTACGTGCAGCGCCGACAATGCTGCGCAGCGGTTCCTTTTGGCTACGCCCCGCCTCTGGGTCGATCGCGGTAGCCAGGCGCTCCCACTCCACCACCAGGTCACCAGGCTTTGCGTGCGTTTGCACGTACGTGCTTTTGCCAGCAGCCGGTGGCCCAACAACCAGCACAACGTGCGCACCGTTCTTGTCTTCCTCTGTCTCTCGATACTCTGCCACGACACGCTCCGCCCATTCGCGTCCGCTGTCGCCGCCCCACAGTTTCCAGGCAATAAGGCCTGCACTTGGGTAGCCGTCTTCGCCACGGTTCCAGCCTGGTGCTTCTTGGTCTACTTCATGGCGTGCAAAGTACGCGCGCATTTTCACCGCAAGTTCCAAGCTGACGTCGTTGGCAACAATGCGCCGGGCTGTTCCTGCGCCGACAGCGGTGCCGCCGCGTCCATACTCTTCTCGCCAGTCCAGGCCCTGCTGGGCTTCGTCTCGCATGCTCTCGGTTACGTCCCCGGCGCTGCCAGCTTTCGCGTTGCGTTCGCCACCAGGCTCGAGTCCTTCTGCCAAACTTACCGCCACCATTTGGTCAATGGCGTCACGACGTGTGCGGTGACAGCCAACTACTTCGCCGTTGTCTTTCTCTACTGCCCAGCCGTTGCAGCCGGGGTTGTCGTTGCTAATGTAATACGGCACGGCTGGCTACTCCCAGTCTACCAGGCACTGGCAGTTGCTTCGTTCCTCGTCTGGCAGTGTAGGGTCACCGGGAAACGCGGCGCCGTTGCTAAACGTTTCGCTACGTGCCACGGTTTCGCCGTCCAAAGCCGCGTGGCTGCTGCGCGGGTTGCCGCTGGTTACCAACCACGTCTTGCTGCCAATGTCGTTAGCAGCTGCTGCTTCCGCGCGGGCAAACTCTCCCACACCGGTGATCAACGAAGCCGCGTACACCGGCGCCATGTTTTGGGCAAGCCGGTCAAACAAGCCGGTGGTTTCCTCCACTGCGTCCTCTGCGCCCAGGGCTGTGTCTAGATCGTCTGCCACAGCCTCCACTACGCTGTCAGCAAAGTTTTCTGCTACTGTGTCCAGGTAGTCGCTTGCGTTATCTGGGTCCCATTCTCCAACAGTGGAAGCCATGCTGCGCGCAGCCTTGCGCACTACCGGCTTCATGTCGGTACCAAGTTCACGGGAGAAGCGCTGCCGGTCGAACACGTCCGACACTTCTGCCTTTACGCCGCTCTTGGCTTTTGCTCCAAGCTTGGCCAGCACGCTGCGCTTCTGTCTTTCAAACGCCGCCACCAGGTCTTCCTGCAATGCGTCTGTGGCAATGCGCCGCTGACGTAGCACCAGGCCACGCCGCAACGCTTTCACGTCTGGCTGTGCAGTCTCTGGTGCGCTCTTTGCTTCTGGTGTTGCGCTTGCAAGTCCCAGCTGGCGTTCTGTGCTGACGCTGTCTTGTGGGTTTGCCATACCGCCAACAAGAACGTTGAGCGGTGTAACCAGCGCGTCTCCGTCTTCCACCGGGGGCAGGTTCAACCGCGCGCGTGCTTCGTTCCTGGTAAGGTATGGTGCGCCAACTGACGCCTGCAAAACGGCAGCCTGCTCGGTAAAGCTACCGGCCAACTTCGCGCTTATGTTGAACTCCAAGTAAGTACCGGGCACCAGGTCAAACTCTGGCAGCAGTTGCGCTTCCAGTTCCTCCTGGATCCGAACAAGCCAGGGCGCCAGGCAGTCGCTGTATAGCTGTCTGTGCTGCTCTGTTAGGCTGGCGTACGTGTTGCTGCCAAGCCCAAGCAAGCCGTTAGGAATGCCGTACGCTGCTGCCACTACTTCACGCGACAGCTGCACGCTCTCCAAGAACTGCGCGTCACGTGCGCTGAATGACGTGGGTTTGTACGTCATGCCTTCTTCCAACACCAACGTGCGCCCACTTGCAGCTGCACCGGTGTATGTACTTTCAAAGTCTGCGCGGAACCGGGCGCGTGCGGTGTCGCTCCACTGCGGTGCGTTTTGTGGGCGCTCGATAATGCCGCCCATGCGCGCGCTGTTCTGCCAGAACTTCTCACGATACTCACCGGCTGCATGTTGCTCTGCCAGCAAGCGGCGCAACGTCTCGATAGGTGACAAGCCCTTACGTGGGTCCAGTGGGTTGTAGCCATGTATGTCAATAATCTGGGCTGCGTCAAAGTCTACGGTACCGCTGTTGCCATGCACGCGGTAGCCGTCAGGCCGCAGCCAGTTGGTGCCAAGCAGCTCAACGGTAGCCGGTGGAATACGCACCAGGGCCAGGCGTCCGTCAGTGCCGCGCACCTTCACGAAGTAAGCCTGGTCATAAATAGCCAAATCCTTTACGAAAGCGTCCAGCCACCGGCTGCGTGTGGTGTGCACGTCGGGGCGGTCGATGGTAGCAGCCAGCGGTCCTTCGCTAATACGCACGCGCTCGTTGTCGTCTATGCGCTGGTAAATGTGCAGCGGCACCTGGCTAATGTTGCGCGCCAGGAAGTCCACCGCGCTGCGCAGCTCTGGCTGCCGTTCATAAATGGCCGCGTACGTGGTGGCCGTTCCGTTGTACAACGTAATGGCGTCATACACCAAGCCGGTGAGCGTGGGGCGCTGTACGCCTACGAGTCCCTGTTCGTTCTGGACAACTGCCATTAGCTAACCACCTGCACAAACTCAACGCGTTTGCGTTCAACAACAACAGAACCGGGCACCGGCAAGGGCCGGTCTCCTGGTTCTATGATCTCGGCATTAGCAAGCACCAGCACGTCCCGCTTTACGTGCAGCAGCGCGCCGCGAAAGCACCTACCGGTGTCCAGGTTGACCAGGACTGTCTTGTGTAGTGTTAGGTTCTTGTAGCTCATGAGAAGGTAGTGCCCCACCGGTGTCCGTACCAGGTTGCACCGTCGTCCCAGGAAATGAACTTCCAAATGCCTACGTGGTCAGCCGCGGTGCTAATGTTGTTTTCGTTGCTATGCCACAAGATGTTTTCAGCCCAGCCAACGGTGTGGCCGCCGGTGGCGTCTTGAATGAGGACCACGGTAAGCTCTGCGAAACGTGTGCCCAGGTTGTACGCGTCCAGTGCGTTCAGTCCTGACGTGAAGGAAAACGTGACGTCGTCTGTGATCGTGAGCACGAACGCGTTGCCGTCATAGGGGTTTATCTCATGGGTACCGGCAACGTTGTAGCTGGCAATGTATTCACGCCCACCAAGGTACGCATAAACGTGGTTGGTGTTGATGTTGTGCAGCTCTGTCTTTACCGGTTTCACTTCCGCAAGGTCTGGGTTGTTGTAAATGGCGTTGGTATCGTACCATACGCGGTCAGCGTCTATGTAGTTGCTAACCACTTCGAAGTCTCCGTCAGCCTGGGCGCGTAGCAGGTCGTTGTAGTTTATCGTTGTCTTCTTCTGGAACAGTACGTAAACGCTGCCGTCACCGTTTTCGTCCCACACGTACCAGTCCCCGCTCTGGCTTGTAGGGCTAACAGATGAAACCAGGACGTTAGCCAACGCTGTGCCCCAGTCCCAGCCAGGTATGCCTGGGTCAAACGTTGCCGGGCCGTACAGCTCTTCGTTGGTAATGTCAAACCAGTACGCGCCTGGGTAGCCGGTGCTGCTGGTTGGCGCACCTGCTTGTGCGTAAAACGTGAGCCAGTCCACAGCTTCCCATGATCGTGGCTGCGGGTCAAATGCTGCACCGCCTGGTGCTGTGTAGAAAGCGTCGGCGTTGCTCACGGCACCACCAGCACGCGAACGTCTGCGGTGCAAGCAACACCGTCGCACACTCCGAACAAGTCGCCGCCCAAGCGAATGGCAATGGTGAGCGTACCACCGACTGCAAGTTCGAAACCTTCGTAGTGGACTACTTCGCTGTTGCCCAGGTACACAGGGTCAGGTCCAAGGTTCTGCACCAGGTAGGTAACGCGTCCGTCCTCCTTCGCCTTTGGCGCACTCTCGTCTTCGATGATTTGCGTGACGCTGTCGTTTACTGCCACGTTGTAGCTGCTGGGGTTCATAGTGTCTCAATACCTCTCGTCTCGTACACGCTGGTGTAGCTGTCTGCCGATCCAGATAGCAGCGCACTGTTGAGCGCCATAATGGTGGCCACGCAGCCGTCTACACGTGCGGTAGACGATGCCTTGTTCACCTTTATGTTTCCAGCTGGGTCTGTTGTACACAGTGCCGCAGTCACGTGGCTTTCCAGCACAGGGTGCCCAGCATGCCGCAGGCGCTGGGACAGGCACATGCGTTCCAGCTCTTTGGTGGGCGCACTCATGGTTGCATATCCCTGGCGCGTTGGTAAACAGGGCAGCCCCGCGCCTATTAGCTCCGTCACCAGGCCGGTAGCGTTCCAGGGGTCGTAGGCTATGGTCATGCCTGGGTACCGGTCCGCCAGTTCGAAAATCTTTGCCTTGATGAAGCCGTAGTCCACCAAGTTGCCAGGCGTTAGCGTTATGTGTCCCTCTGCTGCCCACTGGCGGTACGGCAGCCGGTCGCGTCGTTCACGTTCCGCCAGGTCTGCCTCTGGTAGCCAGAAGTACGGCTCAGCGTCGTACGTGTCGTCGTCGTGTCGGCGCAACAATACCAGGGCTGACACGTCTGTGGTGCTTGAAAGGTCCAGGCCTGCATACACCGGCATGTGTCGCACCGGTTCGCGCAGCGGCTCGGCGCACGTCTTCCACGCGTCTGGGTCTATCCAACGCTGTACTTCTGTGGTCCACACACCCAGGTGCAGCTGGCGGAAGGTTGTTTGTCGTGCCGGGCTTACCTGGGCGCGCGTCATTTCTTCGCGCAGGTAGTCCTCTGTGATACTAACACCAAGGGAAGGGTTGGCCTTCGCCCACACCGCTGGGTCTTTCCAGTCGTCGTCTTTCTCCGCACCATAGATGACGCCCAGGAACGTGGGGTCTTGCAGCTCACCCTTGGCCACGCGCACCGCATAGTCGTGTTGTTCCCACGCAATACTGAACGGGTCGTAAACGCCTGCGGTGGTAATGCCGAACACGATAGGCTGCGCCCTGGCGCCCACTGACGTGGCAAGCACGTCCCACAGTTCCCGGTCCCGGTGAGCGTGCACCTCATCGATAATGACACAGCTCGCGTTGATGCCGTGTTGTCCTGCTGCTTCTGCACTGACAGCGCGCAACACGCTACCGCTTTTTGGGTGCTCAATGTATGAACGCACCGCGCGGCACCGCTTCGTTAGCGCCGGTGAAGCAGCTACAAGTTTGCGCGCCAACTCAAAGCACAGGCGTGCCTGCATACGATCGCGCGCACCCATGATCACCTGCGCCGCCGGTTCGCCATCGGCTACCAGTGAGTACAGCGCAATGCCAGCGGCCAAAGTGGTCTTTGCGTTTTTCCTCGGTATCTCGGTCCAGCAAGTTCTATACAAGCGTGTGCCGTTCTCTCGTTTCCAACCGAACAGGGGCCGCACCACCTCATGCTCCATCCATGGCATAAGCTTCCAACGTTCACCGGCGCCGCGTCCCTCTACAAGTGTGAGAAGCCCAAAGAACCGCACCGCACGGTCCGCTGCCTCTTCGTCAAAGTACGCACCTGGTGGTAGCTGCTTGCCTGCTGTTGTGTAAGTTGGTCTAGTCCAGGAAGTCGTCACCGCTCTCTCCGTCGTCCACCGTCAGGCGGCTGCGGCTGGAAGGTGTAAAGCCCAACTCACTGCCCAGTTGTCGAATGAGCTGCGCGCTGTCGCGCTGCACGCGCACCGCTGGGTTGGTCACCAGTCCGTCCCGGCGCCCCTCTACCAAAATGCCAACCTGGTCTACCTGTTGCGTTGCACGTTCATACGCAACGACAGCGTTGCAGTAAGCAGCAATGACGTCCAGGTCAGCCTCTGACAAGATACCCATAAGCCGCAGCTGCTTCACAGTGCGCCGCCACACGCGCTTGGCGTCCTCGCAGAAGTACGCCGGGCACCTTGGTTCCTTCTTGCTGGCCTTTGGTTCTCCCTGGTTGATACGGTCAGGCCTTGTGCCGCGCACAACACGCAGGTGTGTGGGTGTCGGTTTGGGGCCTGGTTTCGTCATGTTCACACCAGTGCCGCCCACCGGCGACAAAGTTAGGCGAACTCGTCGGCATGCGTTCCTGCTCCCGGGCGCGGTAGTCAGGCGTTTCAACGCAGTTTCGTGACGCCCCTACCCTTTTGCGCGTCGTTTGCCCAGCGTTTGCGTGTATGTGTGTCTGTCGTGGCACCCTTTGCACAGCGGTCGAAGGTTAGCCAGGTCGTGCGTTCCGCCCTGGCGCAGGGGTCTAATGTGGTCGACTACTGTTGCAGGCTCGCCACAAACGCGGCAGTTGGGCTCACGTCGTAGTACTTCGCTGCGCGCTTGCTTCCATTCTTGGCTATCGTAGTCGCGCCACGTTTCGCGCTTCTTGCGTGCTTGCTGCTTCACACGTTTGTGCACAGCGCAATGGCCTACACCGGTGGGGACCAGGTTGGGGCAGTTGATCTCACGACAGTGGTGGGGGGGCTTCCAGGGCATGGGGGTAGCAGTGCGGTTAGGTCGTGGTTTCTGTCCGTTTCAGGGGCCGGGGCTGCTGTTGTCATTTTCCCTTCCGCGCCCTTCCTAAGGGAAGGGGCGCCGGGAAAATGAGCAACGTACGCAAAGCCCTGCAAACGTTGGGGTTTGTGTGGGTGGGGGTGCTGACGTTTTCCCAGGCTTTGGGACAATGAGCACCGTAGTTGCTGGGGTTTCGTGTTGCACGCTGGTGGCGTGGCACCGCATGCCTGTGGCGTGTGCGTGCTTCTCGGGAAAGTGTGGGAAAATGAAGCCGGGGCTGGTTAGGCTTGCAGCGCTGCGCAGGTGCTACGCCCAGCCCAGCCGTCTACTTGCAGCCCCTCGCGCCGCTGGAGCTGCCGCACCGCCTCTGTCGTCTTGGGGCCGTACGCGCCGTCAGCTCCGCCAGGCACGTCTATGCCCTTCGCCATAAGTGC